GCGTTTTATGCATTTTGCAGGTAGTGGACCTAGAAAATGCAATTTAGAGCGTTTCGGCGCCCAGACCGGTGCCATTAAAACCGCCGTCCGCGCCGCCTCCCTCGACGATCTGCAGGGCGCGCCCGACCTGCCTGGCGGCCTTCTCGCGCTCCGCGAGGCCCGGTTTGATGTAATGGCGGTAATCTGTCCCCAGGTCCGTATGCCCGTGCAGGTCCATGATGCTCAGGGGGTCGACCTCGGTCGCCGCCATGATGGTCTCGGACGTGTGGCGCAGGGCCTTGGGCGGGATATACCGCAGGTCATGGCGTGCGCACATGCGCCGCCACGCCCGCACGAGGTTGTCGCCGCGCATGTTGACGATGCGCTGGCCGCTCCACTCGCGAACCTGCTTCGTAACCGAAGTGCCGCCCTCGACGGTTATGGATGGGCGCAGCTCGTCCATGATCTGGTGCAGGCGCTTGCGGCCCGCCAATAAAACCGGCACGGTGCGCACGGAATGGGCGTTCTTGGTCTCCTTCACGCCGTCCTCGTCCGTGTACGCGCGGCAGACCTCGATGTACTCCGACACGGTCGGCTGGCCCGTGGCGAAGTCGTAGGTCGTGGTGACCTTGAGGTCGCACGGGCGCACCGCCAGTGCCTCCTCCTTGCGCAGGCCGCTCAGGCCGAGGATGAGGTAGGCGTTCATGACCAGATCGGCGCGGTCGTCGCTGGCGGCGAGCCTGCGCAGCGCCTCGGCGGCCTCGGGGATGCTCCACGGCTCCACGGGAGCCTGCTTGGCCTTGGGCGCGATGACGCGCCGGCGGAAGGGCTCCACCGTCACCCATCCGTCATCGAAGGCGCGGCGCATGACGGCGCGCAGTGTCGTCTTGGTCTTGGCAGGCGCGCCCGAGCGCTCGATGCAGCTTCGCATCATGTCGTGGGTGATCTCGGAGATGTCGATGCCCCCCAGGACGGGGGAGATGTAGTTGTCCATCTGCCCGTCGTACTCGCGCAGACTCGCCTTTGAGCGCGGCTTGCCGCGGTTGCTGGGGGAATCGCGGAAAACTCCCCAGTAGTACATGTCGAGCGTCACGCCCGCGTGCGCCGCCTGGGACACGCCGAGCTCGCGGGCGAGCTGGGCGATGGCGATATCGGCCTCGGTCTCTGTGCCGTGGACGGTGCGCGACACGCGCCGCACGTGCCCGTCCGCGCGGAAGCCAGCCTGCACGCGGATCACCCATTTGCCGGGCGCGACCTCGCGCTTGGAGCCGAGTTTTGACCTTGAAGTATCGTTGGTTGCCATATAATGGTCCTGCCTTTCCCTTTTGCCGGAGGGCATATGCCCCGTGCGGATCCGCCAAGATTGCCGCACGGGGTTTCTTTGTGTCTGTAACAGTCGTTGCGTTTTCTGCAACAACTTAAGCAGTCGCCTGCCCATTTTCGTGGGGTTACGAAAATGGGAGAGTAACTGGCGATTCGATCGTTTCGCACAATCTGCTAGTCAAATACCAGATAGAGCTTCGTCTGGGGTCGGTGCCGTCTTGGTAGTAGTCCCACATATAGATGGCACGGCACGGTCTTTCCCTGTTTGCGGAGATTTGCTTGTAAGCCTCGGTGCTCATGGCGCTAATCTCGACGAGCGGATTGCCGTCGGCGAGCACTCTGATATGGGGCTTTGCCGACGAGCCCTTTGGCGTCGGGACTATCTCAAATGACGGAGTGAAGCGGAGGTCCTTTCTGGGCAGTTTGCCGCCGATCCAGTTGCGATCGGTAACGGTAATCCATGCCTCAAGCGAATCCTTTGCAAGCTCGATGCCTGTCCGCCTACGCCTCACCTGGGCGACCTTGGCCCTATATTGCGCCTCGTGTTTAGCCTCGAGTCTAATAAGCTCGTCTTCCTCGGAGAACAGAACGGGAGTCGTCAGCGTCTTCTGGCGTTCCCACCACTGCTCCAAGAGCCGGGGCTCCGCAGTCAGGCTGACTAGCTCGGGGACGCCGGGGGAGTACATGCCGGTTTTCTTGACCTTGAGACGGAACGTGAAGCCGGCCGCCACCATCTCCTTGAGGAACCCGAGTCCCGAGCAGGTAAAACCGAATGCGGTGCCGTTGTAGGAAAGTGGCGTATCTCCAAACTCGGCGCTGTCCGCCGTCGTGCCGGTCGACTTGCTGTGGAGAACCATATCGCGACCGAGTGGATCGACGTAGAACTCGGCTCCTTTCCGGATGCCCTTGAAGGGCACACCGACGTAGGAAAACACCGTCTTCTCGCAATCGCCGTCGATGTTTATGACGCGCGCGGCGGGGTGCCTACTATCTTGTGCGGACATGGCGGCAGAGCGAGGCGCGCCATTGCCCGTCAAAATCGCTTTGGCCAATGAGCTGAACAGCCCCATGAATACCTCCTTACTTTGCTACGCGGACCTTACTTGATCCGCTTCCAGCCCTTCGCCTTCAGGCGCTGCAGCCTGATTTTGGGACAGCTCGGCCTGGTCGCGTGCCGTCTCCAGGATCTTCGAGCGCCTCTTCTCGGTGCTCTGCCGGTAGCAGTAGAGCAGCTCGCCCTCCTCGGGGTCGAGGTCATCGGCGGCACCATCGTTGAGGCCGGGCGGCCATCCGCATAGGTCGTTAGGCGTGCATCCGAGTACCTGAGCGCATCTGAAAGCATCCTCAAGGAGGATCGGTGTTTCGCCGCGCTCCCAAGAGCCATATATGCGAGCGGTCGTGCCAACAAGTTCCGGCATCTGGTTTTGCTTTAGACCCTTGGCTTCTCTAAGGGCCCTCAATCGAAGAGAAAAGTTCATATTTCGTACCTCCTTAGACAGGAGTGTACCAATAAGTTAGATATACGTGTACGAAATCCGTATTTAACTGTTGACAAGTACGAGATACGTAGTAGTCTAATTAGTGAGATACGAAATCCGTACTTTTCAGATTAAGGAGGTACACATGACGGACGTTAAAGAGTCTTTTGCTCATAACTTGCGCATCTTCATGGCTCACGCCGACATCAAGACCGCTGAGGAGCTTTCCGCGGCATCGGGCGTGTCGGTATACAGCATCCGCAACTATCTGGCCAAGGCCTCGACGCCTTCGCTCGAGAGCCTCGCGGCGTTGGGGTTGGCCCTCGGATGCACACCCAACGACCTGATGGGCTGGAACACGGACGAGGCCGCCTAGGCCGGAAGGGGGAAGAGATGGAAGGCAAGAGCTACGAGCTGCCCGAGGACATCACGACCCTGGGCGGCATGGTGACGTGGGCTGACGAGAGCGGCAGGTGGAACACGGAGGTTTTCGAGTTCCTCGCGGACGCGCGCTACTCGTTCCGCGCGCACGTCCAGGCCGGCGACGTCGCCTACCTCGCACGCCTGGTCGCGCTCGACCGCAGGCAGGCGCTCAACCCGGTGGCCTACGACGTCATGGAGATCGACCCCGCGCCGGGCGAGTGGCCGTTCGGCTGCGGTCGCGAATGACCCGGGCGCTGCTCGCCTCGGCCGTCGTGATGGACGCCGCCGGCTGGATGTGCGCCGTGCAGGGGGCCTACGGCCTCGCGCGGGTGTGCTTCTCGGCCGCCGTGCCGTTCATCGCGGCGTGGGCGGTCGGGTCGCTCCGCGACTGACGGCGGGCCCGCTCCCGCCGCGCCACGGGTTCCGCACCGCCCCCATTCCGCGGGGCCCGTGGCGCGACGGGGCCGGACTCCCTACATCCGGCCCACATGGTGTCCGCCGCCGACTTGGCGGTGCGGCGGCACCGCTCCCTTTGGCGGGGGAGCGCCCTCCGGCTGCATCTATCGGTGCGGCCCTCCGGCAAGGGAATGGCTCTATTGATTTGAAAGGAGAAGGCCATGTGGATGTCTATAGCCAAGGGCGCGCGTTATGCCTGCTGCGACAACGTCACGTTCCGCGCGATGGTCATGCAGGGCGTGATACCGCGCTACCCGTCGCTCAACCCAAACAGCTCGCGCGAGGTGGTGAGCAGCGAGGACATCGACGCCGCCATCAAGGCGCGTGGCGCGGTCCCTGCGCTGCCCTCGCCCGACTGCGTGCCGTCGCGTCGTCCGAGGCGGGTGGCGTGATGGTCGATCTTATCTGGGAGGCGGGCTGCCGCCTCGGCGAGTGGTGGGACTCGCTGCCCGAGCGCGTGCGCAGCGTGGTGTGCGCCGTGGCGCTCATCGCGCTCATCGCCGTCGGCGGCGCCATCGAGGGGACCGCCCCGAGCGGGATGTACTACTAGGAGGAATGACATGCAATTCGAGAAGAGGCAGGTTCGTCTGGGCGACATCCGCCCCAGCGGGCAGAACCCGCGCGAGGACTTCGGCGACATCGGCGCCCTGGCCCGCAGCATCGAGGCGACCGGCGGCGAGCCGCTGAACCCGCCCGTGGTCGTGGCGGACGGCAACGTGTTCCGTATCGTTGACGGCGAGCGCCGCTACCGCGCGCTGTCGTCCATCTACGGGGAGGACCGCGAGGTTTCCGCGCTGGTGGCCGACACCATGGACGAGGCCAACGAGCTCGTGGCCATGCTCGCCACCGATGACAAGCGCCAGCTGACCGAGGCCGAGCGCGCACGCGGCGTGCAGCAGATGCTCGTGCTGGGCATCGACGAGCAGCGCATCGAGCGCGCGAGCCGAGCCACCGCCGGGCAGATTCGGGCTGCACGCAAACTGCGCGGTCGCATCGATGCTGGCGTGCAGGTGACGCTGGAGCAGCTCGAGGCCGCGAGCGCCTTCGACGACGAGAAGGACGTCGAGGCGGTCCTCGCCGCCGGTGACGGCTGGGCGGGCAAGGCCGACAGCATCCGCCGCCGCGTCGAGCGCGAGGAGGCCAAGGCCGAGGACTATGACGCCTTCGGCGACGCGGGCATCCCGGTGGTGAAGGAGCAGCCGGAGGGTTTCAACAACACGGACTGGGCCAACGTCGGCCTCGCCGCCCAGAAACTCGAGGGGAAGGAGTTCGCCGCCGGCACCGTTGCCGTGTGGAAGGGCAACTACTGGGACCTCTACGAGCCGGATGACGGCTCGGGCGCCGAGCCCGAGAAGACCGAGGAGGAGATTCGGGCCGAGCAGGAGGCCGCGCGCGAGAAGGCGGCGCTCGAGGAGCTGTACAGGAGCCTGATCGGCTTCGTGGCGTCCGGTGCCTTTGCCATGTCCAAGGACCTCATGATGGAGGTGCGCGTGGACCGTGCCGACCCGTCCGCGCTGCTCGTGGCGATGGGCGGCGACAGCCACGTCGAGAACGAGGAGCGTTTCGGGCTCGTGCGAGACGAGTTCGCCCGCAACCTCAAGGCTTGTAAGCCCAGCGAGTACGAGGCCGGCTGCTGGCTCATGGCGGCGGCCAAGGACATGGCCCAGCTCAACAACCGCTGGGGCGGCGACGACGCGGAGGCGTGGCTCGACCACTATGACATCTTCTGCTCCGTGGGCTTCGAGCCCGGCGAGGAGGACGTGTGGCTCATGGAGAGGGTTCAGGCGAGTTTCAAGGAGGAGAAGGATGAGTAGCGAGGAGAAGGTCAGGGTGACGGTGGAGGCCTGCGGCGAGGTCCGCGCTTTCGAGTGCCGCTGCGCGACGGTCTCGATCGGCCACGGCGACGGCACCGGCAACGCGTGCTTCGTGGGCTCGGGCGGGCTTTCCGACCTCCTCATGCTCACCGGCGCTTGCGCCGACACGCTCTACGAGGCCTTCCGCCAGGCTGGCGCGCCGGCCGACATCGCTCGCAAGCTCATGCTCATCGCCGTGCTCGGTGCCGACCCCCACGGGCACGCCGACAGCATCCAGACCCTCGACCTGGATGCGCGCAGGGAGATCCGCGACATGGCGGCGGAGCTGGGCGTCGATGCCGACTTCTAGCGAGCGCCGCGCGGTCGTGCAGCGCGGGGAGGACGGGCGCTGGTTCGCCCGACCCTACATGGGCACCGACCGCGTGACCGGCAGGCGGATCAGGCCGTACAGGTCGTGGGACGCCCACCTGACGCGCGAGCAGGCCCAGGCCGAGTGCGACAGGTGGGCGGCCACGTTCGACCCGTCGTCGGCCCGGGACAGCTCCAAGCGCCTGTCCTCGATGCTCGAGACGTACATCTCCGACCCCGTCAACGGCCTGTCCGACAATTCCGTGGCCACGTACCGCAGCGTGGTCAGGACGATGGTGGAGCCGACCATCGGGCGGCTTCCCTACGACCAGCTTGAGCCCTGGGACGTGTCGGCGGCGTACCGCATGCTGCTCGCCCCCAGGAGCGGCAAGGGGCTGTCGCCCAAGACGCTGCTCAAGATGCACGCGCTCCTCAAGGGCGCCTACCGCTCGTGGCGACCGGCGCTGGGCCGCGACATCATGCTCGACGTCCCCGCGCCCTCGCCCGACCCCGTGGAGCCGTTCGCGCTGTCCGAGCTCGACACCGACGAGCTCTCCCGAGCGCTGGTGTCTGCCATGTCCTCGCGATCTGCCTCTGCCGCCAACATCTCGCGGCGCACCGAGGCCATGGCGGTCTACCTCGCCCTCAATACGGGTCTTCGCTGCGGGGAGATCTGCGGGCTGCAGCGCCGAGACTGGCGCTGCGCCCTGCACGACCTGCACGTCGTGGGGCAGGCGGTCGAGCACCCCGAGCTGCACCGGCAGGCCTACACCAAGGGCAGGCGCGTGCGCAACGTGGCGCTCGCCCCGGCGGTGGAGGCGCAGCTGCAGCGCCACCTGGAGTGGCAGGACACGTGGCTCTCGCGCAAGGGCCCGGCGGCGCCGGTGGTGACCTTCGGGCCGGCAGGCGGCATCGCTCGCCCGTCCACCGTGACGAGCCGCTTCAAGTCGCTCGTGAGGGACCTGGGGCTGCCGGAGGAGACAGTGTTCCACTCGTTGAGGCACACGCATGCCTCGTGGCTGCTCATGAACGGGTTCGACATGAGGACCATCCAGGAGCGCCTGGGGCACGCGAGCGTCAAGACGACGCTCGACATCTACGGCTCGGTCATGCCGGGCCGCGACCAGGCCGCCGCCGCGGCCTTTACCGAGTCGATATCGCACGGAGGTGAGACGGATGACGATACTTGATTCCCTCGTGGAGGGCGCCCTGTGCCTAGGCAACAGGCGCGAGAGCAACGAGCTGCTCGGCATGATGGTGCGCTACCTCGTGACCGGCGAGGTGCCCGAGCCGCGCACCGACGCCCAGCGGATGGCCATCACGATGATCATGCCGGTCCTCGAGAACAGCCGCGCTAAGTCTGTTGCCGGGAGGAAGGGCGGGCTGAGCCGTGGCGGCACAGCAAGCGGAGCCGCAAGCAAAGCTAAAAGCAAACGCACGAGCAAAACGGAAAGCAAAAGCGCAAGCAAAGTAGATAGCAAACACGCAAGCGAAGAGGAAGAGGAAGGGGAAGAGGAGTTAGGAGTCTGGATTAACCCCTCCGGTTGTGAAAACAGAGGGGGAGGTGGCGCCGAATTCGTCCCGCCTACCCTCGAGGAGGTCGAGGCGTACTTCGCGGCGAACTGTCTTCGCGGCAGCGCCCGGAAGTTCTACGACTACTACGAGGCCAACGGCTGGACCAGGCAGGGTTTCCCCATCGCGAAATGGGAGCCGGTTGCCCGCAGCTGGTCCGACCGCGAGAAGGGCTACGACGCCGAGCGCAAGGCACGCGGCGGCCAGACCTCGCAGGAGGTCGAGCGCGCGGCGGTGTGGCAGCCGGCGAAGACGGATGACGAGCTCATAACCGAGCTCGAGCGTCAAGTTGCGGAGGCGTCATGATCACCCTCATGGAGATGCTCAAGGACAAGAAAGTCGACCCCGCCGCCGGCCGGCCGCTCGACATAACGCGCATCTACATGGCGAACGTCATGTCGAGCGGGGAGGCCGTTCTGCTGGCCAAGAAGCAGAAGCTCGCCGAGGCGCGTGCCCGCCGGAAGCAGAAGGCCGACCTGTACGATGACATCGCCGAGCTCGCGCGCGGCAAGGAGCCGCGCCAAAGGTATGCCAAAGGTGTGCCAACGCCCGCGCCGCAGCTGGGCCAGCAGGCGATGGGGTTCCCGCCGCTAGAGGGCGGAAACGGGGCCGGCGTGGGAGTCCAAGCGGCAAAGAACACCTAATTCTTTTGAGATAGGAGAGTGAGAGAGGTTTTGACCGAGATCTCAGCGGTGATGAGGGCCTACCGCGACGCCCTCGACAGGCACCGGATTCCCTGGGCCGACGACACGTACGACACGGAGCGGGTGGGCGGCTACAGGTTTCGCGTGGAGCGCACCGAGACCATCCTGGACGAGCACAGGGTGAGCGTGGCCTGGGGCTACCAGCTCCTTCCGGGGCGCGAGCCCACGGGCGTGACGATCGGCTACCCGGGCTACCTCGAGGTGACTTACGACCCGATCAGCCCCGAGCCGTTCGTGGCATCGCCGGGCGACATCCTGGCCGACATCTTCGGCGTGAGGGGTGAGTCCCGATGAGCTACAGGTGCGGGGCAGCCGACTGGATCGACCTCGCCATCGGCAGGCTCGAGGACGCCAAGAGGTCGATCGGTGCGGGCATGGGCCCGTCCGCCTGCGACGAGCTGCGCCAGGCGAGGCGATGCCTCAACAAGGCGCTGATCATGGTCGCGGAGGAGAAGGAGATCGTGAAGGAATGGAGCGAGAAATGAGAGATAGGAACGAGTGGTTCAAGGAGGCCAAGGGAGCCCTGCGGCATCTCGAAATTGAGGCTGTGGAAAACCCCTTCGCGTGGCCGACTGTCACGTGCGTCGCAGATGGGGAGGATGTCCTGCATGCACTTGGGCTTCATCCGTCTCGTGATGTCGGCGGCATAGTGAACGTCGATGAGAGCGAGGTCCTTGAGCTCGCCGAGCTCATCAGCCCCGAGCCCGTCACGGGCTCAACGTCGGACGGGTATCACACGTTCGACGAGCTCTACCATCACCGTGCGGTGCTGTTCTCGGTGATCGTGGCCACGTTCCCCGGGCGTTCATGGAAGTCACTCCATCACCATGACGGGACGATGTACGACGGCATGTTCATCGTGGGTATCGACACGCCCGCCGGCCCCGCCACCTACCGCTACGACCTCGAGCCTTACTGGGACATGTTTCCGTGCGAGGTACTCGACCGCGCGCCCGAGTGGGACGGCCGCACGCCGGACGACGCCATCGAGCGTATCGGCACCCTGCGGGACGTCCTGCAGGCGGAGGTCAATGAGGAAGGGAGCGAGAAATGAGTGAGCGCCTTGTGGTCGATAGCGTCATGACTGCGGAAGGGGAGGTGGTGCCGCTGGGCCCAGTCGACAAGGACGGGCACCGCGTGCCGCTGGACACCGAGGTCATGTACGACTGGCGCGGAACAAAGGTGAGCGCGAAGAAGTTTCTCTCCAGAACGATGCCTAACCGCAACTACTCCGTCATCACCAACTTCGGGTGCCATTACAAGTGCCCGTACTGCATCACGAAGCAGACCGGTATGCACCTGCCGGAGACTGACGCACTGGCCGTGTCTAAAACCTTGCGCGGCCTGCTGGAAGATGACCACATTGAGTTCCTCAGCTTCTCCGGCGGAGGCGACCCGATGCACGGCATTGTGACCGACAAGACGCGTGCCGCGTGGTACGCCATGACGCAAGAGACCTGCTATTGGCGCAACATCGAGACAGAGATGCACACGAGCGCCGAGACTCTCCGTCAATACATGCACGACGACGATGTCATGCGCCTTCTGAGAGGCTTCGATTGCGTCGTCTACCACTGTAGGACCGTCGATGACCTCGACCGCGTGAACAAGGCGTTCCCGCATCATGAGGGCGTCTACAGGCGTGGGGTAGTTGTTCGCGCCGTGTTCGTCGTCACCAAGGAAACCACCATCAACGCTGTCGAGGAAATCGCGAAGGCGTTCCACGGCTGCTTTGGCGTCGATGAGCTGACGTTCCGCCAGATGGTCGACGGAGATTTCACGCCGGACGGCACGCTTCGCGATTACCTGCTCGATGGGCATAGCGAGGGCCGCTGGCACTATACGGAGCAGGGCGACTACAACCGATACATCGTCAACGACAGGGTGTATGACCGTTTCAAGGACATCGCCCTCGCCTACAGCCGATAGGAGGACTGATGAGGGAACGTTTCACAGCCGACAGCGTGATGACACCGGACGGGGAAGTGATGCCGTTGGGCCCTGTCGACAAGGATGGACGCAAGGTCTCCCTGTCGACCGCGACGCTCTTTGCGGACAGCGGCATGGAGTGCACGGTCAAGAGATATGAGTATCTGCTCGGCGCTGGCGTTTGGCGTGCCTGCTGCGATGAGGGGGTCGTGAGGGTGGACGAGATGCACCTGACCTGCCCGGATACGTTCGGCGCCCTGATGAACGATATCGAAGCTGCTATGAACTGCCCTGCCAGCGAAGAACCGACGCACGCCTACAACGTTGTCTCTGGGATGTGCGATGCCTGCGCTGACAGGTGCGGCGGCACGTTGTGCCAGGCGAGGGCGCTCCACAGCATCTGCTACCGCATTCACTCCCTGCTCGCGGGTGATGGCGAATGAGCTGCTACTTCTGCGGAGGCTCGCGAATCGCGTCCATTCACTCTGCGCCCGACCGTGGTGCCCGCAACTGGTCCGTGGGCTCCATGACGCTGATGCGCCGATACGACGGCGAGCCGATCGTCAGGGTCGAGCTGGATACCAGCGTGGTGCTCGACGTCTCGGTCAACGGCTCGTGCGGAGACACCGTCAGCGCCGACGTGACGGCGGACGCCTACATCGAGGACATCAAGTACTGCCCGTTCTGTGGAGAGGAGCTTTAGGTGAACGAGAGCTATAAGGGTTTGAAGACATATCTGCTCAACGAGATCGCCGAGGACGCGCGCGGCGTGCTGAATGCAATCGAGGGCAAGGAGATGGACAAGGTCGATGACGAGGAGGTTCTCTGCTTCTGCCATAGTCTCGCAGTCTCGATGACTACGCTGGAGACCGTCGCCATGGTCGGTAGGCTTGTGCCCTGGTTTTTGGAGGATGAGAGAGCATGACCTTTAACGATATCGAGTTCAAGGCGTGTCCCAGGTGCGGGGCCGAGCCTAAGGTGGAGGACGTGCGCGAGCGTTCGCTGGACCGTCCCAATGTGATGAGCGTGACGTGCCCCTCCTGCGGGATGTCCAACAGAATCGCGTGGGGGAGCTTGATGGCGACGCCGCAAAAAGAGGCCGTCTCCATGCTTGCGTATGGCTGGAACAGCAGGTGATCCGCTCGGCGGTGGAGCTGTACCGCGCGACCGCCTGGCGGACGGTGCCCGATCTGGTGTCGGGTCCCGCCCGCCGGGCGCTCGTGCACGGTCGTGCCGACGCGCCGCGCGTGACGGCGGCGCAGATCGGGGAGACGGAGCGGAGGGCGCGGGCGCTGGAGCGCGACCGGGCCCGCGCGCTCAAGAGGTCGAGGAAGGCGAAGCGATGAGGTTATTTGAGAAGCTGTGGCGGATGATTATCGAGAACCGCCGCGTGCGCAAGAGCATCGAGGCGCGCCGCGCCCGCAGGTGCAGGAGGTCGACGAGATGAACGTGATGTGGGACGTGCAGGAGAGGACGTGCGCGATCTGCGGGAGGGTCTTCATCCCGCAGGCCCCGAAGGCCAAGTACTGCTCGGATGCGTGCCGCCGCGAGCATGAGCAGCGCCGCGCGAAGGAGGCCCGGCGCAAGGGAATCAAGCCGAAGCGCGACAGGGTCGACCGCTATCTGGCAGGCTCGGGCGCGGCGCACGACGAGATCATGGCCATGCGGCGCGAGGTCGCGATGAGATATTGAGTTTACGCAGGTAGACATAGGTAGATATATAATTAAGGCCGCTGGCGTCGGAGCGCCGGCGGCCTTTGGCAAAGACGCCTCCCGGCATCCTCTATGTGGCGTAGAGCATGGTACCACGCGGGAGGTCACATGGACGCAAGGGAATACTTCGATACCGTACGGGCCGCCCAGCGCGGCATCGACCGCAGGCTGGCCGTCATCCAGTCGATGCAGGCGCGCGAGCAGGTGCGCGCCCAGCGCTACGACGCCGTGGGCAAGGGCGCGCACGGCACGGACTTCATGAGGTCCACCGACGAACGCATAGACTACGAGCGACGCAGCGGAGCCGAACTGTCGGAGCTTCGGTGCGAGGTGGAGAGCGGGCGCGAGCTGTGCGCGGGCGTGCGCTCGGCCAACCCCGGCAAGCGCTGGGGCGACGTGCTGGAGCTGCGCTACTGCGAGGACCGCACCCTGCAGGAGATCGCGGGGACGCTCGGGGTGTCGGTGAGGTCGGTGAACTCCGACCTGTGCGCCGCCCTGGACTGGACGGACATGGTCGGGATGGCGGCAGCCCGATCCGGTCTTGGCCGCGCTGCAGTCTGAGCTAGATACAACTCTATCGTGACCCGTCGGCTCCGCGCCGGCGGGTTTCTCTTTGCCTGCTGGCTGCACGCGATTGCACACGGTTGCACGCCGTTGCACACAATTGCCTACGATTGCACGCGATTGCACGCAATTGCACACCGTTGCACGTTGCGGCTGGGATATAACTAGGGTGTCGATTCGCAGCGCCGCCCGCGCGGTGTGCGGGTCGGATGTGCGTGGAAGCACAGATGAGTGGCCGGGGTCCCCTAGCAGTTCAGGGCCCCGGCCTTTCTATCAAGCAACAACCTAATGAGGTGGGTCCGTGGTCACACGCGAGGCTATCGTCCGTGCCGTCAACCGGTACGACACCGTCATGGCGTGGGCATTCCGCCGCGCCCTGGGCATCGCCCGCCGTGCGGGCGGGCGCAAGTGCAAGGGGGCCGGCAAGGCCGTCGAGAGCCTGCGCTACGCGGGGCTCGAGGAGTGCATGGCCAACCGGGGCCGCTCTCCCGTGGAGCGCTAGCCGTGGCCACCAAGACCCGCTACGCCAACGGCCACGCCCGCCGGCAGGTGCGCGCCTGGCTCAAGGCGCAGGGGCTGCCGTGCCACATCTGCGGCATGGCCATCGACTACGACCTGCCCGCGGGCGACCCGATGAGCTTCGAGGTGGACGAGATCGTGCCCGTATCCAAGGGCGGCTCGCCCATCGACCGCGCGAACGTCGCGCCGGCGCACCGGATCTGCAACGAGCGGCGCGGCAACAAGAGCCTCGCCGCTCTCAACGGCTCGATATCGCCGCGTCCCCTCGACGTGGGCTGCTCGACCTCGCTGCCGTGGTGACGCGACCCTGGGGGATGGCCCCTCCCCGGGGGCCGAAGGCTCGCCCCACGGCATTGCGCCTTTTTTGCGCAGGCCCCGAAACCGAGTCCATACCGGGAGGTGCATGGAATGTCCACGAAGTCCACGAAGCCGAGGGGCAAGCCCTGGACCGCGGACGAGCGCGAGTTCGTCAGAAACGCCTACCCGGCGCTCGGACCTGCGGCTATCGCGAAGAAACTCAAGCGGTCGCGCTCCGGCGTGTGCGCGCTCATCAAGAGGATGAAGGAGAGCGGCGAGATCGCAACCGACGAGTCCACGGGGGAGTCCGTGGGCGCGGGCATCTCGGCGCCCCCAGCCGACGGCCCGGACGGCCGCCAGGACACGCTCGGGAGGCTCCGGTGGGTGAGGCAGATCATCGAGCGGCAGCTCTACGATGCCGAGCCCAGCCAGGCGGCCCGGCTCGCCAAGGAGTACCGCGAGACGCTCGACCAGATTGAACGAATAGAGGGGGCTGGGGAGGACGGTGGCGACGATGTCATCATCAACGCCGTCTCGGTCCTGCGCGACGTCCTCGGCTAAGCCGAGGCTCCGCCTCGTCCAGCCCTACGAGAGGTCCATCGGCTCCCTCGCGGTCGAGCTCGCCCCGACGATGGGGTACGACCTCGTGCCGTGGCAGGAGCAGCTCGCCCACGACATCGGCGCCGTGGACGCCAACGGAAAATGGGTCCACCCGCGCGTCGGCATATCCATCCCGCGCCAGCAGGGCAAGTCCGTCGACCTCATCGTGTGGGTCGCGATCATGGCGGCGCTGGCCGGCTACAAGGTACTGTGGACCGAGCACAACTACTCCACGACCATGGAGATGGTCGGCCGCTTCCGCAAGATCTTCGGGCGCCGTGTCGGCGACACGTCCGAGGGAATCCCGCGCTGGCGCAAGCTCCTGGTCGAGGTCTGCTCGCAGACCGGCCAGGAGTGGATGCGGTTCAGCTCCGGCGGCGTCATCCAGTTCTCGACGAGGACCAAGTCCTCGCGCCTGGGCTTCTCCTTCGACATCGTCATATACGACGAGGCCCAGGAGCTCACGGGCATCCACACGCAGGTCATCAACCCGACCACGACGTCCGGCGCCAAGCAAAACCTGATGATCGTCTACGCCGGCACGCCGACCCGCGCCGGCAACCCCGCGGAGGTGTTCAAGAACCTCCGGCAGCAGGCATGGGAGGGCGGCGAGAAGGCGTCCGACCTGCTCTGGCTGGAGTACGGCGTCGAGGAGGTCGGCGACATCTGGGACGAGAGCCGCTGGCCGGAGGTCATGCCGTCCCTGGGCTACCACGCCGACATCCGCGCCATCCGCACCGGAATGAAAGACATGGACGAGCTGGGGGCCGCCCAGGAATACCTGGGCTATTGGCTGCCTCCGCAGGAGCAGGTTGAGCCGCCGGTCATCGGCGCCGCCGCATGGGGCGAGTGCCTCGTGGGGAGCGGCCCAGAGCTTACCGACGGCTGCAGGGTCTGCGCCGGCGTGAGGTTCAGCGCCGACGGCTCGACCGTCGCCGTGGCGTGCGCCGTGCGGCCGCCCGGGTCTGCGACCGTGCACGTGGAGCTTCCCTTCTGCGAGGACCCCGAGCCCAGCACGGATTGGCTGGCCTACTGGATCGCCGCGAGGGCGGGCAGGTACGCCTGCGTCGCCATCGACGGCAAGGCAGGCGCCGGCGCCCTGTGCGACAAGCTCGAGGGCATGGGCATGCCCAAAGACTACATCCTGCGCCCGAGCACCGACCAGGCCGTGACCGCCGCAAGTCTCATCTCGTCCGGCGCGAAGGCGGGCTCGGTCACGCACATCGCGTGCCCTGCGCTCGACCTTTCCGCCGAGACATCCCCCAAGCGCAAGATCGGCTCCGGCGGCGGCTGGGGCTTCGGCGGCGACAGCGCCGCGCCCATCGAGGCCGCGGGGCTGGCGCTGCTCGCGCTCAACACATCGAAGAGAAAACCCGGAATGAAGGCGAGGGTCACTTGATCTCGATTCCTTACGCCGTGGCGTCCGCCGACGGCCTGCTCGAGGAGGACCGCGAGACGGTGCGCTGCCTGCTCAACAGCTGGCAGACCCACTACAAGGGCAACCTCCTGCGCTCGGACTACTACGAGGCGCGCAACATGCTCAAGGACCTCGGCATCGCCGTGCCCGACTCGCTGCGCGACCTGGAGGTCGCGTGCGGCTGGGGATACAAGTGCGTGGAGGTCATGCGCGACCACATCGCCTTCGATGGGTTCACGTGCCCCGACGACGAGGACTTCGACGGCCTGCTCACTTCCGTGGCCAAGCGCAACAAGATGGCCACGCGCGTCGGCAAGGCCGTCAACTCCGCGCTCAAGTACTGCTTCTCCATGCTTGTGGTGACGGCGGACGAGGACGGGCACGCCCGTATCTCGGCGTACCCGCCGACCCTGTGCACGGGCATCTGGGACGACGTCCACGAGTGCCTGTCCTCCGGCATGTTCGTCGTCTCCTTCGCCAAGGACCGCGGGCGGCCCACGAACCGCCCGGACTGGGTCAACGTGATGCTGCCGGACCGCATGGTGCGCATCCGCGAGGTTCGCCGCAACGAGTGGGCGGCGGAGTACGTGGAGCACGGCCTGGGCGCCGTGCCCATGTTCGTCATGCCGCACAATCCCGATGACGACCGACCGTTCGGCGTGTCCAGGATCAACTCCGAGGTGCGCTGGAACATAGACTGCGCCATGCGCGCCAACGTCAACGAGGAGATCGCCGCCGCGTTCGCCGCGTCCACGCAGAAGTACCTGCTGGGCACCGACGGAGACGCGTTCGCCGACAAGACCAAGTGGAGCGCCTTCATCGGCTCCATCTTCGAGGTCACCAAGACCGAGGACGGCACGATTCCGCAGTTCGGCCAGCTCACGCAGCCGAGCATGCAGCCCATGACCGAGCACTTCGGCAACCTGTGCAAGCGCATGAGCGCCGCGACCGGCATCCACGTGGGACAGTTCGGCATCATGAGCGACAACCCCAGCTCCGCCGAGGCGATCTACGCCGAGAACGAGCCGCTCATCCTCAAGTGCAAGAGCTTCATCCGCGAGGCCAAGGCGGCGCTGGCGAATGCCGCGACCGCCGCGATCGCCACGGAACTCGGGTGCTCCTATGAGGAGGCCGAGGACGCCTGCGGCGTGTCCGTCCACTTCCTGAACCCCGCCATGCCGACGCTGGCCCAGCAGACCGACAGCTCCATCAAGCTCGCGTCTGTGGTCGAGGGCTTCGCCGGCACGCCGACCTTCTGGCGCCTCAACGGCCTCGATGACGACGAGGTGCGCAACGTCTCGTCCGAGATCAGGCGCAACGTGACGCGCTCGGCGGCGCTCGACCTGATGGCGGGCGTCACCCAGGCGGCAGAACCCGCGCCGCCCGCCGATGATTAGCGCGGCCGAGTTCGCGGCCTACAACCGCGCCGTGGCGAAGATAGGCGACAGGGCGGCATCAGACGTGGAGGCCGCCGTGCTCGCCTGGTGCTGCGCCCACGGGGACGCGACCGTCGCCGAGAAGCGCGAGGCCGCGAAGCTCATCATGGAGGGCTTCGTCCAAGGCTACGACGACGTGGCGGCGGAGTTCGCGGCGCAGTGGTACGACGACCTCGCCGAGCGCAACGGGGCCAGGCTGCAGCAGGCCGTCACCGTGACGACCTACAGGCCGAAGTCCGTAGACGAGGTCGCGCGCTACCAGGCGAAGAAGCTCGTGAAGGGCGGCGACGGGGCGTTCGCGAGGGCGTGCGGCGAGTACGCCAGGAACGACGCGTTCCGCAGCCTGAACGAGACGATCATCTCCAACGTGGGCCGCGACAAGGACAGGGGCGTGCGCTTCGCGCGCGTGCCGACGGGTTTCGAGACCTGCACCTTCTGCATCATGCTCGCGAGCCGCGGCGCGGTCTACCACACGCGCGAGTCCGCCGGCGAGTTCAGGCACTTCCACCGCCACTGCGACTGCAAGGTGGTCCCCGGCTTCGAGGACGACCCGGACGCGGAGCTCGTGGAGGGCGTGCGTCCCGAGGAGCTTCGCGAGCAGTGGGCACAGTTCAAGAACATCGACGAGAACGAAAGCCTGACGAGCGCCGACAAGGACGCGGCGAAGCGTGCCGTGCTCGGTTCGCCTGGGCCTCCAGTCGTGTACGAGAAGCCGAAAAAGACCTTCGCGCACGAGCGCGGCGGCTCCTACGACCTCGCGGCGCACAAGGCGCTTCGGGCGGCCGGTCACGAGGTCGTCGTCCGCAAGGAGGACGCGCCGGAGGGCTTTTCCAATATCGACCTGCTGCTCGACGGCAAGCTATGCGAGCTGAAGAGCCCGACAAGCGATGCGTCTGGCATCAACGGGCTTAGGTTCATCGAGCGCAATATAAGAAAGGCAGTGCGGCAGTTCGAAAAGGTGGAAGGTGGGCCGGTAAGGCCCTCTATCGTCGTGCTTAACTGCGAGGAAGTCCCTGTGACAAGAGAGGACGCGCTGAAGCGCGTGCGGCTCGAGATGTCGAGGCATGACATCGACCGCGTCATCTTGTTGACCAGGGGCGGGGCCATAGACGACATAAAGAAATAAGCCCCAGGTTAGCTATCCAGCACGCCCAGGGCTTTTCAAATGAGATTATACACACCTGGCTAGCACAATGGCAGTGCGGCGGTCTCCAAAACCGCTTACCGGGGTTCGATTCCTCGGCCAGGTGCCATCGGGGCGTGGCGGAATGGCAGACGCACGTGCCTCAGGAGCACGCGGGCATCGCCCGTGCGGGTTCGAGTCCCGCCGCCCCGACCAAAACGTTGAACCAGGCCATCCGCACGGGTGGCCTTTTTCATGCCGAAAAGCGCCCCGCACGGGGCAAGACGATGCCCCGCACGGGGCGGAAATGGAGGGAGCATGGCCCAGGAGACCACGCCCACCGAGACCAAGCCGACCGAGCCTGCACAGGACGGAGACGCCGGTCAGGAGCCCGACTACAAGGCGCTCTACGAGAACGCGCTGAAGGAGTCGCGCAAGTGGGAGAGCCGCTCGAAGGCGAACCTCAAGGAGCTCGACGAGCTCAAGGCCGCGGCATCCAAGCCGGACCCGACCGTCGAGGAGCGCCTGAGCGCGCTCGAGAGCGAGAACGCCTCGCTCAAGGCCAGCGCCGCCCGATCCGCGCTCGTCGACTCCGTGGCCAAGGCCACCGGACTCGACCGCTCCATCGTGGCGACGCTCAACGGCGAGGACGAGGACGCCCTCACCGAGCAGGCCAAGGCCGTGGCGGCCATCACGAAACCGGCGGGCGGCGCGCCGATGGCGCCCGAGGCAGGCGGCAAGCCCAAGCCCGGCAAGCCCTCCAAGAAGGACATCCTCGGGATCGAGGACAAGAAGGAACGCATGGCGGCCATCGCCGCCAACATCGACCTCTTCAAGTAAGGGGAGAAAGGGGCCCCAATGCCCGATATCAAGACCCTCGCAGCGGCGCGCAACGTCGACCTCGTGAACACCTTCACCAAGTCGCTCGAGAAGCTCACGGCGATGCTGTCCACCTGCGCGCCCATCCATGCGGCCGTGGGCGAGACCCTGCACCAGAAGAAGATCACCGGCAAGCTCTCCGAGGCCGAGTACACCCCCGGCCAGGACATCCCGCTCTCCAGCTACGCCTACGAGGACGTCACGACCTACGAGGTGACGCTCAAGCCCTACCGCAAGCAGACCACGCTCCAGGAGGTCAAGAAGCGCGGTTACGACGGCGCCGTCGACAAGACCGACGCCGCGATGATCTCCGACATGCAGCGCAACATCAAGAAGGACTTCGTCGCCGCGCTCGGCGCCGAGGGCACCACGGCCGCGACCGGCAAGAGCCTCGTGGCCACCGCCGCGAACGCCTGGGCCGCCCTGTCCAACCTCACCGAGGAGTACGGCTTCGGCAGCGGCGAGACGGTCTACTTCGCCAACCCGGTCGACTTCGCCAAGCAGATCGGCGATTCCGAGGTCTTCAGCGCCTTCGGCATCTCCTACATCGAGAACTGGGCCGGCCTCGGCACGCTCGTGTCCACCGGCTCCGTCGCCGCGGGCACGATCTACGCCACCGTCAAGGACAACATCAAGGTCTACGTCGCCCCGACCGACGGCGACGACCTGTTCGGCTTCTACTCCGACGAGAGCGGCTACATCGCCGTGTCCCACTCGCCCGAGCTCAAGAGCCTGACCTACGACACCGTGGCCTACGTCGGCCTCGTGTTCTTCGCCGAGTACATCGACTTCGTGGTCAAGGGCACCATCGCCCCGACCGCCTAGGCAACCCTAAGGAGCATCCATGATCGCTTTGGTTACCTACCCGTATCGTGACCGCGAGACCCTCGCGGTGCATCTCGTGGGGGAGGAGGTCGAGCTGACCGAGGCGCGTTTCGCGGAGCTGTCCGCCCTCGGCCACGTCGACCTCCCGCCCGCCGAGACGGAGGCCGCCGCGGAGCCCGTTGAGGACGATGGCGCCGAGGAGGAGGACGTCGTGGACAACGAGCCCGAGCAGCCCGTGCGCGAGAAGCCTTCACCCGAGATGACCGTGCAGCAGCTGCGCGATGCCATCGAGGCCGCCAACGGCTTCGCCCCGCGCAAGGCGACCAAGGCTGAGCTCATCGCCATCCTGGAGACGCTCTAGTGGACGCCTTCGCGACCGTCGCCGACTATGTCGCGCGCTGCGGTGCCGCCGAGGACGAGGCCAGGGTTGCCGCGCTGCTCGACGATGCCTCTGCGTACCTGCGCGGGGCATATCGGCGCCGTATGGGTGTCCAGTACCTCGCCGGCTCGAACCCCACGTTCGATGAGAACGTGAAGTCCGTCTGCGTGGCCATGGTCGCCCGGGCAGTCAACGCGCCCGGTGCCATGGCTGGCATCACCCAGCAGTCGCAGACGACCGGGCCGTACTCGTCGAGCGTCACGTTCGCCAATCCGACTGGAGACCTCTACCTGGGGCGCTCCGACCTCAAGCGGCTCGGTCTGGCCGGGTGCCGCGTGCGCAGCATCCAGCCCGTGACCGCCGCTGACCGCTGGGAGGAGGCGTGATGCCGATGGCGGGGATACCGACCGAGACGGTCGCGATCATCTCCCGCAAGACGGTGTACGACGACCTCCACGAGCCTGTCTCCGAGGCGGTAGATGAGCGCGAGGTCGATGCCGTCGTGGCGCCCGGCGCCACCGCAGACCTCGATGCCTCGCGGCCGGAGGGCGCCACCGTGGCATACACGGTGCACCTCCCGAGGGACATGGCCGGAATCCGCCTCAAGGGATGCTCGGTCCGCGTGCGCGGCGAGGAGCTGCGCGTCGTGGGCGACCCGAGGCCCTACGCCCCCGAGGCGTGCCCGGGACGCTGGTGCTACCCGGTCGAGCTGGAGGCGGCCGATGGCTAGAGAGTACATCTGGGGGAAGTTCAAATGGAATCGCGGCGGCTACGCCGAGGCGATGGACGGCAACGCCGCGCTCCAGGGCATGCTCAGGGGCAAGGCCGAGGGCATCGCCGCCCGCGCGACGTCGATGCTCTCACCGGACGGCCACGACGTCCCGGCATTCACCGTCAGGAAGTGCCAGGGCAAGCTCGCGAAGGGCTTCTCGGTTCGCGCGAACACGAGTCACGCAAAACGCGCGCAGGCCAAGCACAAGCTGCTGACCAAGGCGGCCCTGTCTTCGAAGGGATGACCACATGGATATTGAGGCCGAAGTCGCGCGTTGCCTGTGCGAACTCACCGATTCGGACGCGACGCTCGAGCCGGTCTCCGGTCACCCGGAGCCGTACGTCACCGTCGAGCAGGTCGGAGGGGGCGGCGGCTTCCTGGAGCCGGTACAGCTCGATATCGACTGCTGGGGGACCGAGGGCAAGGGCGGCAGGAAGCCGGCGAAAGCCCTCGCCGAGAAGGTGAAGGCGGCCGTCCCGTCCCTTGAGGACGAGCTGCCCAACGTCTTCCACCCGGAGGTCACGAACCAATACAAGATGCCCGACCCTGACACGCGCAGGGCGAGGTACGTGGTGCAGGTCCAGCTCTGGGTCTGCGAGTAGTAGAAAGGAACGCGCGAATGGCCGAAGTCAGCAACGCGAACAACTCCAACAACGTCAGCGCCGGAAAGGGCGTGAAGGGCGGCTACATCTTCTCGGCCCCCGTCGGCACCACCCTGCCGGACAAGGTCATCAAGAACAAGAACGAGCTCGATCCCGCATTCAAGTGCCTCGGTTTTGTCTCCGAGGACGGCTACGTCGAGTCCGTCTCCGAGGACTCCAACGACACGGTCGACATGAACGGCGACCTCATGGACTCCAGCAATTCCAACCGAGTGGAGTCCGCACAGCTCACGCTCGCCGAGATCAAGGAGGAGACGCTCAAGCGCCAGTACGGCGACGACAACGTCACCGACGAGGGCGGCCTGATCACCGTCAAGCACAATTCCGACTCCCACCCGACCTTTGCCTACGTGCTGCTTCTCCTCCTGAAGAACGGCCGCAAGTGGACCAAGGTTGTGCCGCGCGGCCAGTCCTCCGAGCTCGACGACCTTACCATCTCCAGCTCCGAGCTCTGCCAGCGCGCCCTGACGATGAAGTACCTCACCGACGAGGACGGCAACACCTGCTACGACTACATCGAGTCGACCGAGACGGCGGCGGCCTAATGGCAGCCAAGCGCCCCGAGGGCGCCATCGAGTTCGAGTTTGACGGCAAGAAGTACCAGATCAACAAGAAGGCCATGCAGTCCATGAAGGTGCAGCGCGCCATGGCCTACGACGGCATCCCCGAGAAGATGCACGAGGTGTGGGACGCGATGGACGAGATCTTCGACGGCAAGACCGTCGAGTACATGGACGCGCTCGGCGAAGACGGGCAGGACTGCTCGGCGGAGCGCTGGGGCGCATTCTTCCAGGCCGCCATGGAGGCCGCGGCAAAAAACTAGCAAGCTTCGCCGCCGCCTGGACCTGCATGAGGGGAGAGGTCGTCGCCGACTTCCGGGAGACGTACGGCATCGACCTGCCGCTCGGCGGCGGGTTCGACGGGGCGACGGACGAGGACCTTTGCCGCTGGCAGGTCCTTTACTCCCAGCTGCCGGCGCGCTCGCGGGTCTCCGTTCGCCTTGAGCCCGACAACCTGTGGGACGACAAGACGCGCCTGCTCGACATGATCGAGCATGAGCTCAGGTGCTTTCACTACGGGTTCACCGAGGATGCCAGGAAGCGCGTCAATGCCCCGCAGCGGATCATATCGCCGGGCGAGCGCGCCAGAAACGAGCGACGTAGGGACTCGGCGCTGGCGGCGAGGGAAGAGATAGCGGCGGCGCTCGGCGTCGATGAGTAGGGAGGCAATGTGGCGGCAAACGTAGGATCTGTTAGCGTGAAGGTAATGCCGTCCATGGACGGCTTCGCCTCGAAGGTCGACAGCTCGCTGTCCGGATCCGGCGCATCGACGGGCTCTAAGTTCGGCAAGGCGTTTTGCGGCGCGGCGGGTAAAACCGCCGGTTCGGGGTTCGTGGCGAAACTGACCGGGTCCCTATCGGGGGCCGCCGGGGCGTTCTCGCGCTCGGGCAGGGCCTCGGGCGCTGCTTTTTCTGGCGGCGTGCTTGGGAAGGCCGCCGCCTTTTCCGGCGGCCTGCTGTGCGCCGTCGGGGACGGGCTCTCCTCCGTCAACTCCGTGTTCGGCTCGACCGGAACCACGGCGGGCGGGAGCATGGCGAGTAAGGTCGCCTCGGGCTTCTCGGCAAAGGCTGCGGTCATCACCGGCGTCGTTGCCGGCGTGGTGCAGAGGGTCGTCTCGACAGTGTCCTCGAGCGTGGACGCCGCGGTCGCGCGCGTCGACACGCTCAACAACTTCCCCAAGGTCCTCCAGTCGCTCGGCTACGGGGCGGACGAGTCGCAGAGGAGCGTCGACACCCTGTCTGACAGGCTGTCGGAGCTTCCCACGAGGCTCGACGCGGCGGCGACGGGCGTGCAGCAGCTCGCTCCTTCGTCCAAGTCGATCGACCAGGCGACCGACCGCTACCTCGCATTCAACGATGCCGTCCTCGCTGGCGGCGCGTCCGAGGATATCCAGTCCAACGCCATGACGCAGCTCACCAAGGCCGTCTCCACCAACAAGATGGAGATGGATACCTGGATGAGCATCCAGCAGGCGATGCCTGGCCAGCTCGACCAGGTGGCGAAGTCCATGCTCGGGCAGAGCGCCTCGGCATCCGACCTCTACCAGGCGATGAAGGACGGCAGGGTCTCGGTCTCGGATTTCGCTGACGCCGTGGTCGACCTCGACAAGAACGGCGCGGACGGCATCACGAGCTTCTACGAGCAGGCAAAGGCCGCGACGGGCGGCATCAAGACGTCGCTCTCCAACATGTGCAACGCCTTCCCCAGGGGCGTCGCCAAGATCATCGGCGCCATCGGCTCGTCCAATATCGTGGGCGTCATCGACGGCGTGAAGGGTGCTGTAAATGGAGCGTTCGGCGCCATCACCGACGCGATGGCCGACCCGAGCATCCAAGGCGCGGCGTCATCGTTCGCCGCCGTGTTTTCTGATGTGATTGCAGGCGGTGTCTCGGTCGCAGGGGACGCATTTTCCGGTGCGACGGCGATGACCTCCACGTTTTGCGAGACGCTTCTCAACAACGAAGCGGCTTCATCTTTCGCGGGAACACTTGACGCGCTCGGTTACACGGCGTCCTCCATGGGCGACGCCATATGGTCGACCGTATCGCAGATCACCGGATGGTCGAGTCCCGCCGAGGGCGCGGCGGACGCGGCCAACGCGCTCGACACTGCGTTCGAGGCCGCCGAGCCGGTCATCCGCTCGGTGGGCGACGCGTTCCAGTGGCTCTCCGACCATTCCGAGGAGACTGCCCCCGTCGTCAAGGCCATCGGCGGCGCCTTCCTCGTCATGAAAGTCGCCGGCGGCCCTGTGGGCTCGCTCCTGAAGGTCATCGGCGGCGCCCTGCTGTCCCTCGGGGCATCGGCACCCACCGCCGGTGCCGGCCTTGCCACAACGGCGGCGGGCGAGACCGCAGCTGGCACAGCCGCGGGCGCGGCGGCCGGTAAGATGACATCGTTCGGCGCGGCCGTCCTCATGGTTGGAGCCGGCGTTCTGCTTGCGTGCGGCGGCATCGGCCTTCTCGCCCTCTCCGCGATAAAGCTCGGCGAGGCGGGGCCTCAGGCCGCAATCGGCATGGCAGCTATGGTGGCAGTCATCGCCGGGCTGGCGCTGGGCGCCGCCGCGCTCGGGCCCGCCCTGACTGCCGGCTCCGTCGGCATGGTCGCCTTCGGCGCCGCCGTCGCGCTCGCCGGCGTGGGCATCCTGCTCGCAGCCACCGGCCTCGCGATTATGTCACTCGCGCTGCCGACCATCGCCGCCTGCGGCCCCGAGGCCGCCGTCGGCATAGCCGCGCTCGGAGCCTCCCTGTTCGTGCTGGCCCCCGGTACCCTCATGGCGTCGGGAGGGCTGCTGGCGCTCGCCGCCGGGGCAGCGGCATGTGCGGTTGCCTCGGCGGCCCTCGGCATCGCCGCCATCGTCGCGGGCGTCGGCCTTATTGTCATGGGCGCCGGCGGCCTCTTGGCGGGTGCTGGCCTGTCGACCTGCTCCGCGCTCGCGATGCCCCTTGCCGCCGCTACTGCGGCCCTCGGTGCCGCCGCCATCGTCGGCGGCGTCGGCCTCATCATGCTCGGCGTGGGGTCGATTGTCGCGGGGGCCGGACTCGCGGTGTTCGCCGTCGGCGCCACGGCTGCGTCGCTTGCGACCGCCGCCCTCGCTCTTGGAATGACTGCGCTCGACGTTGCCATGGCGGGCGTCGCCGCTTCCATTTCAACCTCGGCCGACGGGCTCGGAACCATGGGGAAGGCGATTCCCAAGATATCCTCCGGCGCCCCCGGTGCCGCAGCCGGCCTTGGTGCGCTTGCCGCTGCGGCGGCGGCCGCCGCTCCCGCCCTTGCCGCCGCGTCGCCGTCTCTGGCATCTTTCTCCGCCTCCTGCGGGACCGCCTCGGCGTCGGCCCTGCTGCTTTCCGTCTCCGTGGCAGCAGTGGGCTCCATGGTCGCGGCGAGCATGGCGTCGGCGTCGGCGTCCGCAGTCTCGTTCGGCGTCCGCTCGGGCGCATCCTTTAATCGCTTCTCGGCTTCCGCTAGGAATGCGGCAAGCGCCGCCCGCTCCGCGATCATGGGGGCCTGCAGGCAGATGTCGGCCGAGGTCGGATCGATGCGGCTCACGCTCCCGCGCATCGACGTGGGACCGCTGCCGCACTTCTCGATGAGCGGCAAGTTCGACGCGCAGACGGGCTCGGTCCCGTCGGTCAGCGTTAACTGGTACGCCGGCGGCGCGGTCTTCGGGCCGAACAGCCCGCGCGTCATCGGAATCGGCGACAACCGGCGATACGACGAGGCGGCCATCCCGCTGAGCCCCAAGGTGCTGGGCGGGATCGGCAGGGGGGTCGCCCAGACGATGGATGTCGGCGGCGGCTCGGACGGCGGCGCGGTCATCGCGTGGCTCGACCGAAACCTTCCGGCAATCATCCGGGAGTACACGCCGGTCACGCTCGAGCGCGACCTCGACAGACACATCAGGGCGGTGACACATGCATAGAATGCACTACGTGTCTTCATCGGGCGAGAGCGTCGACCTCGATGGCGACGGCGTCTTCGTCGGTACCGCTGCTGGCGTGCGCTCGCGCGAGTGGAGCTACGACCTCTCATGGCGCGGCGCCTACGGCATCTCGCGGGACGCGAGGGAGGCGACGGTCGATGCCGTGCTGTCCTCGGCGGCTGCCGACAGGCTCAGGCGGCTCGCGGACAGGGATATCTCCGTCGGCGAGCCCGGCCGCCTCGTTGTCGACGGTGTTTGGTACCAGCGCGCCTATATCGCGAAGTCCGAGACCTCGCAGATTTACGGCAGGCGGGGCATCGCCGCTACGCTTACCGTGCTGCTGCTCGACGGATCCTGGCGGCGCGAGGTCGCCCAGGAGTTCTACGCCCGGGAGGACGAGGACCAGACCGGCCTGGACTTCCCCCATGACTTCGAGTTCGACTACGGCGGATCGGTCGCAAGCCGGTCGGTCACCGTCGATGGGCTGGTGCCCGCCGACCTTAAGCTCACGATCTTCGGCCCCGCGTCATCCCCGCGCATCACCGTGACGCAGGGAGACTTCATCAACGTCTACTCTGCGGACGTTGAAGTGCCCGGCGGCTCCAGGCTCATCATCGACGGCTCTAGCTTCCCCAAGACGATCAAGCTCGTCGGCATGTACGGTGAGACCGAGGACCGCTTCGCCGACGGCATGCGCGGAGAGGGCGCCGGAAGCGGTTCCTACTGCTTCGAGCAGCTTCGTCCCGGCACGTCCTCTGTCTCGTGGGACGGCTCGTTCGCCTTCACCATGACCCATTATCTTGAGGAGGGGGAGCCGCCTTGGAGCTCATAGTCGCCGACAGCGCCGGCAGGACGCTTTTCCCGATTTCGGACTTCGAGCTGGATATGGACTCGGGCTGGGGCGACGGCGTCGACAACTCGTTCGATCTAGTGGTGCGCGACCCGTCCGTACCGTTGCCGGAGGCCGCCTGGCGTGTTTTCGCCGACGGCCTGGAGATCGGCGGTCGCGTCGAGGGCTTTGAGCTCAAGACGGGCCGCACTTCGTCCGAGCTTCACTGGACCGGGTCGACCTGGACTGGAGTGCTCGAGAAGCGCCTTCTGTGGCCCGATCCGGGCCAGGACTACCTTGTCCTCTCTGGGGACGCAAACGCCGTGCTGCGGTCCGCGGTTAAACGGCTCGGCATCGGCTCCCTCTTCACGGTTCCCGATGCCGACGCCGGGGTGAACGTAAGCTACCGATGCAACAGGGACGTACCCGACGCTTGGACCAACCTTAGGCTGGCGATGCGCTCCGCAGGCCTTCGCCTCGATGCGAGGTGGGTGGGCGGATCGTGCAGGCTCCAGGCGGTGAAGGTGACAGACTGGCGCGGCAGGGTCGACTCCGATCTCGTAAACTTCGACCTCAAGAGCGACCTGCTCGTCACCAATCACCTCAAGGCGGCCGGCAAGGGCGAACTTGCGGCCAGAGATGTCGTGGACGTCTACGCCGACCGGGAAGGCGGCGTAGGCACCGTGAAGGCGATGACCGGCGTCTTCGAGCTCGAGGAGTACTACGACGCCAACAACACCGAGGGCGACGATCTCCGCGATCAGGGACTCAGCCGACTCAAGGACAAACAGTCCGAGGGCAGCGTGACCGTGACGGTCAACGAGGGCGTCGAGTTCGGCCTCGGCGATATCGTTGAGGCCAGGCACTATTCGCCAAACGTGACGGTCTCGGTCGAGATTAGCAGCAAGATCGTAAAGGCCGCGGGGTCGGGCTACAGCGCCACGTATGGCGCATCGCCTGGTGCGGTGGGGAGATAGGAGACTGCTATGAAGCAGATAGAGCTCATCGGCCCGCCCCTTTACCAATGGGATACGGGTCGGCGCGTTCACATCGCGTTGCAGGGGGTGACGGAGGCACATTTCGCCGTCGCCGGATCGGAGCGCGCATTGGTCGTCCCGGTCGTGGGCGGCGAGGCCGTGGTGCCCTCGCTCCTGCTTACTGCGGGTGTTGACATGGCCGTTTGGGCGAGCGATGGGCGCGACACGCACGCGCGCGCCGTGCTCAAGGTGCGCCCGAGGGCCAAGCCGGACGGCTACATCTACACCGATGACGAGGTCAAGACCTGGGCTGATGTCGAAGATTGGGTGCGAGAGCAGCTGAAGTCCGCAGGCGAACCCGGCACGAAGTGGTATGTCGGGGGCGGCACCCCCGCCATAGGTGGTCGCGTCGGGGACCTCTACCTCGACAGTGAGACTGGCACCTATTATCGCTACGGCGAGATTGGAGATACAAATGGCTAACGCATGGAACCAGGTCGGCACGCTCATGGGCCCGCAGGGGCCGAGGGGCGCGACCGGCGCGACGGGCGCCAAGGGCGGCAGCGTCAGGGTCGCGAACATCGACGTGAAGAGCAACAGCGACGTTGCCTTCTCCGCGCTCAAGCCTGCCGACGGCGTACAGGTCGGCGACGTGGTCATCGACGTCAACGGCGACGTGTACGCCATTGCGTCCGTGGACTTGGCGGGCAGCACCGCGCACGTCGGCGAAGCCGTCGAGGGCGTAAGCGTCAAGGGCCCGCAGGGCCCCAAGGGCGACGCAGGCGAGAAGGGCGCCGACGGCACGTCCATCACCGTCAAGGGCGCCGTCGCCGACAAGAACGCCCTGCCTGCAGATGCGGCGGTCGGCGACACCTACGTCACGAGCGATAACGGCCACATGTGGGTCAAGACGTCGATGTCCGGCGACGCCCAGTGGACAGACCTCGGCGAGATGAAGGGCCCTAAGGGAGACAGGGGCGAGAAGGGCGCTACGGGGGACAGGGGCGAGAAGGGCGCCACGGGCGCGCAGGGCCCGGCTGGTCCCGGCATTACCTTCGGCCAGGGTGCTCCTACGTCCGCCTCGCAGGAGGGCGCGGTCTACATCGACACCGCCGACGGCTTCAAGGTCTACCAGTACGGCCAGACGGTCTAGCGAAAGGAGCTCATCATGGCATGGACGAACATCGGCTCGCTCAAGGGGCCCAAGGGCGACAGGGGCGCCACCGGCGAGACCGGACCGCGGGGCCCGCAGGGAGAGAAGGGCGCCACGGGCTCCCAGGGCCCGACCGGCCCGACGGGCCCGAAGGGCGCGGACGGCACCTCCGTCACTGCGGGAACCGGCGCCCCGAGCGGCGTCGCGGTGGTCGGCTCGGTGTACATCGACGCCTCGACCGGAAACCTGTACACCTATAAGGCCTAGCTGGGGTTGCGCTATGGCCTGGACAAAGATAGGCAACATTAAAGGACCGACCGGGTCTACGGGGCCTCGGGGCCCGCAAGGGCCACAAGGCCCCGAGGCCTCGACCGCCAAGGTGTTCCTCGCCGCCCATCCCGTCGGCTCTCTCTACATGGAGAGCCAGGGGAAGAACCCCGGCGCCACCTATGGGGGAACGTGGGCCATGCGGGACAGCCAGAACGGCTTTATATGGGAAAGGACGGCTTAAATGGAGATTGTGACCGGCAAAGCGGGCGTGCCACACGTCAGCTCGGCCGACGACGGGCGCCGCATTGCGGGTGAAGTCGGCACTGGCAGCTATGTGCTGCAGACGGGCGGCAAACTTGCCCCATCTCTCGTCGACGCGAACACCGTCCGTATCGCGACCGGCGACATGATCGTGCAGGGTCGCCAAATCGGTGTCACCGCGCCCGAGGACGTCAAGGTGGCGAGCGGCTCGCAAGGCAAGAAGCGCATGGACTACATTTGCGTCCATTACACCCGCGATGTGAGCGGGTCCAGCCCGACCCTTGTCGAGACGGTTGAGTGGAAGGTTCTCCAGGGAACCCCCGGCTCGAGCGCCGCCGCGCCGTCGGTGCCGAAAGGCTCCATCCTGGACGGTGACGCCGACGTGACGGTCCCGATCTGCTCGGTGACATTCGACGGGCTGACCACGGGCCAGCCCAAGCTTCTCATCCCCGAGCTGACCCCGCTGGCAGACCTCGGGGATTCTGTATCCCCGACAGTGCTTTACTCTGATGCCTCGTGGCTCATAGTGAGCTCCGGGATGTTCTGTACAGTCATCGCGAAGAGCGTCAAGGTAACCGGAAGCGGTTGGACTCTGAAAGACTGCCCTTACGTCCTACCGCTTGATAAGAGGCCGAAAAAAGAGCTTCAGGCTCCTGCGTATGCCTACCCAAACGCCAATGCTCGCCTCATCATTGACGGCAACACTGGAAAGATTAGGGTTGGCAGCGGAGACAGTTCCAATATCAATTCGGATGTCTCCGCGTTCATCGTGTGGATAGCCGGCATATAGCATTCTGTATCCCAAGGCCGCGACCCGTCGCTCGACCGCAGCGGGATTGCCGAGGGATGGAACTATTCACTCGTTCATATCGAACGCGACAACTATATGCTGACGATCCAGCGTACCCTGAACCCTACGCCCGCGTACGCCGAGTTCATCCTTCCGTTCCATCTGGAGACCACTGTTCGTCTGTGGGGCAGGCTCATGGTCGCCACCACATACGTCGGGACAACGACGGCATCTATCGGTACCAACGGCATCGTGCGCGTCAGCGGAAGCGGCTATGGGGCGGCGGCGACTACCGACCTGTACGGTCTGGTTATCCTCGCCTAGGCCCCCAATGTGATGATGTAATTCAGCCTTATGGCGTAGGTCGTGCCGCTCAGATGGGCATCAATGTGCTTCGTGTTCGGGTCGTAGATGACGCCCGTGACGACGGCGCCGCTCGCGTTACCGTCCGCGTTTATGACCGAGATGCAGTCTTTGCTGTTGTCGAACGCCCTCCCCGCGATCTCCTTAAACTGCTCCGAGCTGAACACCATCACAGCATTGAAGCCACTCGCGTTGCGCACCACTGAGCCGCATATGACCTTGGGATACTCGTTTTGGGATACAGAATGCTGGGAACGGTAAACGTATAGCATTCTGTATCCCAAGCCGTCCTCACGGCTCCAGCCGACGGCGTCACTTGTGTCGGCATCGGGCGCACCGTTGTCGTCCAGCTGAAAAACATCTCTCTTACGGGAAATACCGGTCGCATCGTTTGCCATCTGCCTTTTAAACCGGTGACGGAGGCAATCGGATGTCTTAACGTGGGCAGTGCCTCAGGCTACGTCAAGATCGACACAAATGGAGCCGTCTTCTGTTTCTCCGCGACGTCAGGAAACTTCTCCGGCCAGGCCGTGGTCTGTACCTAAAACACGACGAATGCTGCTTTGTATATGTTGGCGTCAGCCATAAGGTAGAGCATGCCGCCCGTATAGTAGGCGTGGACGCCGAAACCGCCCGGGCTGTAATAGCAGTCGGCGCAAACCCCTGAGCCGGTGCAGTATTGCGCGAAGACGGATATGGGGAATACAGTCGACGCCAGCGGGCGCCCGTTGTCGTAGATGCAGATGAGCGCCGCCATCCTGTCCAATGGGAGGTCGCACCGGAAAGGCTGATACAGCTTTCCGGCGTTTGTCTGCCCCACGACCCTCGGGGATACAGAATCCTAGCCCATCACCACGATGTAATTCACACGGAATGGGCCAGTGTGCGCACCGCTGATTGCGACGACGAGCTCCTCGGTGCGCGGGTAGAAATTTACGGCATCAACCATGAAGTCGAAGACCGCATCACCGTTCATCCCGTAAACGGAATCGCGGGAATTATCGAAGCAACGCCCGAACTCCCGCTCAAAGTCCGCCTTGTTCCAAAGCGTCGTGACCTTCCCATTGTTGAATTGTACGATCTTGTTACCGACAAAAATTCTCGGCGCACGGGATACAGAATGCTAAGCGATCGGCCAGACTAGGACTCCGGAGACCCAAGCGCCCGATGGAATGGTGCACTGCCTGACAATCCTGACGTTGATGCCCCTGGAGTCGACGTTTATGCCCAAGCAGTCGGTATGGCCATCCGAAGAGACACTGCTGATGGCAGGCGCCAGCACTTCGCCTCCCACCGGAGCCAACTCCGGTGGGTACGCCAAAACCTGCGACCTCTCCCAAGCCTGAGCGTTGACCCAGTTATTGTCGACGCGAGTGGCGTGGACTGACAGTACTGCTATTTTTCCAATTGTCCTGCAGGCGTGACGAACCTTCCAAAAGTCGTTCGTTGCTGTCAGGGATACAGAATCACTGTCGCACATAAAGGGCATAGCACGCAATTGCCGTCTCGCTTGACTCCCACCGCTTCGACACCATCCATGTCCTCGATATTTTATCTAGTGGCTTTTCGATATAGGCACTGCCAACCCATCCGCTTGATATGCAAGCTATCCATGCTGCAAAAGAGTATCCATCGATAGATGGGGCGGTTATGCTGGCGCCGACATTTCCGTCAATTCTTTGCACCGTGATAGCAGGGAGGGATACAGAATCACCCGCCCAGTATCAGCCGCTCGACCTCGCGCTGCGCATCCTTGCAGATGCGCGGCCTCGGCACGATGTAGTGCTCGTATGCCGTGCCGATATCGGTGTGCCCCAGCATCATGGCCACGGTCTCGATGCCGACCCCAGCCTCCACGGCGAGCGTCGCCCACGTGTGGCGGCATTCCGTCATCGAGGTCCAGGCGGCTCCGGCTTGGCGACATGCGGACTTGATGCGCCGCGCGATGGCGTCGGGCGACAGTTCGCACAGCCAGCCCGAGCGGCCCTTTCGCAGCGCGCGCAGGCGCTTGACGGCGAAGCGGGGGAGCCAGCAGGACCGCGCGGAGCGCTCGGTCTTCGGCGCCTCGACGACCTCATTGCCGCGCACGACTTGCCTCGAACGGCGGATGCGGACCTCGCCGGTGCGCAGGTCGATGTCCGACCACTTGAGGCCGCACGCCTCGCCGCGCCTCAGCCCGAGGGTTACCGAGCAGATTGCGACTGCCTCGCACTCGTGTCCCCACAGCGCGCGGAGGTAGGCACGGACCTGGCTCGCCTCCATCGTGCGTGGGCGGTGCGCCGGCTTGTGCGGTAGCTCGACACCGGCGGCGGTGGGGTCGTACATCCGCACACCGAGACGGCGGATGGCCCAGCGGATAACCTGCCGCAGGGTCTTGTACGCCTTTTCGGCGGCCCCCGGCAGATCAAACGAATCAATCCAGCCCTGTACGCCCTCGGGCGTTATCGACTCGAGTTCCAGCTCGCCCCAGCGAGGTAGGACGTGCAGCGCTAGCGCGCTCTCGTATCCGGCCAGGGTGCAGGCGCGCAGCCTGCCGCGCTTGTCGTCCATGTACCTCGAGGCGGCCTCTGCAACTTTCATCATGGTCTCCAATCCCGTAAATCCCAGACGCGTGGGCTCTCAAGGAGAGGATACGCGCGTGGGATTTCTGCCACGAGAGGTCGAGAGAAAGGAGTCTAAATGGCATTGATCGGGACCCTTGTCGGGCCCGCAGTGCGCCTGGCGACAGACGGGAGGGGTCTCCCGATTCTCGCGTCTGATGAGCCTGAGGTCCCCGAGGGTTTCAAGGCGGACATGGCGTATGAGCAGCGGGGCGGTTCCATCTACCAAGTATGGAGTGTCGTGCCGGACGGGGTGCGCGATGACGCGGTGCGGCTTGCTGCCATGTCCGCCGAGACTCTCGGTGATGAGGACGCGCTGAAGGTGCCCCAGCTCATCCGGCCGTGGTATGTGGGCGAGGCCTCGTATGCCGCTGGCGCGCGCGTGGCATATGGAGGCGATCTGTACAAGTGTCTGCAGACGCATGCGCCCCGTATCGGATCTGAGCCCGATACGGCTCCGGAGCTTTGGGAAAGAATCAACCATTAAGGAGAAAAATGATTTACGGACAATTTGTATCTGGGTCTGTCTACCTGACCACGGACGGCTCCGGCCTGCCGATTCGCGAGGCGGCGGAACCCAACCCCGGCGCCGGTTACCACACGGTGCTCTCCTATGAGCAGCATGACGGCGCCATCTGGCAGGTGTGGACTCTCGTTCCCGATGCCGGAACGCCTCAGGACGCCGCCCTCATGCTCGCCCAGATCCAGGCGGCCGCCCTCTCCGACGATGATGCGTTGAAGGTTCCGGCACTCTATCCGCTCTACGCATGCGGTCACGTCTATGCGCAAGGAGACCGCGTGCTCTGGCAGGGCACGCTCTACAAGGCTATTTCCGGCCACACGGCGACTGCGGCGGATCCCGCTTCCGACCCCCAGCACTGGGCGAAGGTCGTGGCGTCCACGGCCGGAGGCGAGAGCGTTCCCGAGTGGGTCAGCGGCAAGTCATACGCCAAGGGCGACCGCGTCACCAAGTACGGCCAGGTCTACGAGTCGCTGATGGACGGCAACACAATCGAGCCGGGCACGTTCGGCAGCGAGTCTGCATGGAAGCAGCTGACGGCTTAGTGGGGGCATGCGAATGGAAGAACTAGCCAGCGCGGCCGTCCAGTGGGCCGTGCCGGTTGTCCTCGCGGCCCTCGCGGGTGCGCTCATGCGCCTGTACCGGCTCATGGACGCGATGCAGGAGGGCACTCGGACGATGCTGCGAAGCCGCCTCGTGGACCTCCATGAGCGCTACGTGGTCAGCGGCAAGGGTTGCCCCGACTGGGTCAAGCAGGAGGCCTCGCAGGTCTACGGTGCCTACCACGGCATGGGCGGAAATGGCACCGGCACCCACTACTACCAGGAAATCGTCAACGCCCCCATCAGGGGAGAATCGGAGGACTAGCATCATGGAGAAGTACGAGGAATGGGCAATCGCGGCCCTCACCCGCGCCGTCAAGACGGCTGCTCAGACGGCGGTGGCGCTCATCGGTACCGGGAGCGTCGGATTCACGGACCTCGACTGGGTGCAGGTTGCGAGCGTGGCGGGCGTCGCCGCCGTCGTGTCGCTGCTAACCAGTGTCGCGACCGACCTGCCAGAGGTTGGCGGCGCGCAGCCGGGACCGTCTCACGAGGGCGGCGAGGAATAGCGTGGCCAAGCTGTTCGTCATCTGCGGGCACGGCGCCGGCGACCCCGGCTGCTGCGCCGGCGGGTACACCGAGGCCGAGCGCGTGCGTGCGCTCGGCAGGCGCATCAAGGAGCTTGGCGGCGATCAGGTGGTGCTTTGCGACACTTCGCGCAACTGGTATGCGGATGGCGGGCTGAACAGCCTCAAGGCTGACGGCCCCGTCGTTGAGCTGCATATGGATGCCAGCGGCCTCAAGACACCTCACGGTGCCCATGTGATCATCAGCTCGAAGTTCAGCCCGGACTCCTACGACAAGACGCTGGCGGACAAGTTGTCAGCATTTATGCCGGGACGGGCGCAGAAGCTCGTCAAGCATTCCGACCTCGCCAACGTCAACAGGGCTGCCGCGCGCGGCATCAACTACCGCCTTGCCGAGAACGGCTTCATCGACAACGGCGGCGATTTGCAGAAGTTCAATGAATACCTCGACGACCTGGCCCGAATCTACCTCGAGAGTTTCGGAATCAAGGTATCGAATTCCGCACCCGTTCAGCAGGCTCCCGCGAAGCAGCCGACCCAGCAGGCGACTGAGACCGAGAGCTTCGGCGGCCGCTACCGCTGCACCGTCTTCAAGCTCAACGTGCGCTCGGCGCCGTCCCTCTCCGGGTCCGTGGTGGCCTCCTACAGCAGGGGGCAGACTGTCGTGCTCGACGACTGGTATAAGTCCGCGAACGGCTTTATCTGGGGACGCTACACCGGCGGCAGCGGGAAGATCCGCTATGTTGCCGTGGGACGTGCCACCGGAAAGCCCGAGGCAGATGACTACCTCATCAAGGAGTGACATGAAACCGAGAGATAAGATGCTCAGCCTCGCCTATGCGATCGCGTGCCTCATCGCAATGTCGGGGCTCATCATCATCGTCTGCTCAGCCTTGGCGCCCAAGAATGCCCAGGCGGCATCTGACATGACTGTCATGGACCAGTCAGAAGGTCCCCTGTACGATCTGCCTGGTGGAGTCAATTCGTACATCGTGACCGAGCGCTCGACAAATCGAGCCTACATCGTGGTCGAGAGCGACCGCGGCATCGCAATCACGCCGTACCTCGACGAGGACGGCGATCAGGTGATCATCGACAGGCCATAAGCATTAGCCCCTCCCCGGCAAGTATGCCGGGGAGGGGCTTTATGCATGATGCGATAACCGTAAATATCCGTTCTCCAATGCAACTTGAGCGTAAATTGTACGAGCAGAATAAGAGTGACCTGCATCTTTGCTTGTAGAGCGCTTGCCAAAAGTACGCGTTCAAGACTCTTAATCCCAAGGTCCAGGGTTCGACCCCCTGACGGCCCACCAAAGAACGCACAGGTCAGCGCTTCGGCGCTGACATTTTTTGTTTACTGAGAAGCCAAATCATAACCGTCCGTTACCGTTCGCGTTTTACGCCCCCTGCCGTTTATGCGCGGCAGGGGGCGTTTTATGCATTTTGCAGGTAGTGGACCTAGAAAATGCAATTTAGAGCGTTTC